GGGGTTTAATTAAAAATAAAGTAGTATAAAAATTAACATTCTACTTCAGGGTGCTCGGACAGTGGTATATTTTAAACCAGGATATTCCCAATTTGGAAAGGAATAGGAAGGGCGTGAATATTTAATATTGGAAGTATTACACTCTAAAATAATCTTTATATTCTTATCGTCGAGGCCACTGGTGTCAATTGGCGTGGGGAAGGATATTACTAAATACCCTAACTGTGCGGTTGGGAGTACGGTATTTGATTCTGAATACTGTACTACTTGATACGGATCTGCGCTCATCCATATTGCTTGAAATTCTTCTGCCTTATTCCAGAAGACCATTTGTGCTTTATTAAACATTAAAGCATTGCTTAAAACTTGTAAATCTTTATATATAACATCTGAAGGAATTTGTGAAATATAAGCAATAGCTCCGATTCTTGATGAAGTTGCGCAAGTAATTTTAAATCTAGGTAAACCTTTATATAAACGATATTTCTTAGCTGAGGTTACTTCCTCTTTTCCAAATGTATTATGATTAATGGGTATAATAATAGATTTTAAATTTGTTAAATCTTCAACAATATTACCAACAAGATTGAAATCCATCTCTCTCATTACTTTATCACCTTCTGATGTTATTGGAAGTGGTAAAGTTTCCATCGTCTGACCTTCAATCTTACTTGTTGAATCAGTTCTGATCTTTTCTTCTATTTCAATCGATTCAGTAGCTGTCTCACCATCTTCTCCAATTTGTTCATAACCCAAAAACTTTAAGGTTTGAGCAACTGTAGAAACTGGTTTTTGAGCTCTATATTTTTGATTCTGTTCAGGAACAGCTTCCAAAATATAATTCTCAATTCTAGCTGCATCTGGAATAAATGATGTTGAAGAAGATTCGTATGGAGAATAATCTGTGCGATGATGATATTTCAAAGGTGAAGTATTAAAGAACGGAATTAAAAGTAAGCCTGACTCATCAATTTGTCCAGTTAAAAGAATTAAAGTGAAATCTATTGATAAATTTGTAACTGCTGGATTTTGATAAGTCCAATAAGGTTGAACTATCTCATCTGTTGAAGTTGGATCCCATTCATGACCAGGTAATTGCATAACTTCTTCTACTGAATCATATTTTCCAATAACTAAACGGAATAAGACGTTTGAAAACAAGTTCTTAGCTGTTCTAAAAATAATAATAGGCATATGAGTAACTAAATAATGTCTTAAGTATTCTCGTGTATTAATGTTAGGGAAAGTTGATGTTAAGAAATTTAAATCTAATGTAAAGTGAAATAGATCAAATTTATTTCCTGCACTAATACTTATTTCAGTTAATCTTCGTTCATGGTGTTCTTCTCTTGGTGATGATGAAAACATTGCACCATACGTCTTATTTGCTTCATTACTTTCTGGATTATAATCAAATTCGAATATTTCTTCCTTACCTTGTGTAATCTGCTCATGAATTTCTTTATGACTGAGCTGATTACTTGACCTCTGTAGAAATGTTACAGGAGTAAATACTGGTACTAATCCAGTATAAGCAAGAGATAATGTCCAATTAGTTGATATAGTCGTTGCTGTTGTTGCATAAACTGAAACATCATACATACCTGGAGAGAAGAGATTTCCCTCATTTGACATTGTTGGTATAGATGATGTATTAAAAGCAAATGAAGTTGATCCTACTGTACAAAACGAAGTGATTTCATCTGAAATATGACCCATCTTAGCCATATTAATATAAGTTGTTGATCTTACTAATAAAGTACCGACTTTCAAAGGAGTTGTTGGAAGATTAATAGGATATGGTCCTCCTCTTACAATTACTGATGATTTTGAAAGATTTTCTTCTAAAACAGGTAAAGGATTATACGTAACCATATTATATGGAGCAAAGTAATAATTTACGATTAAAGGAATATCATTACCTTCAGAAAATATTAATTCTGAAGACTTTTCTAAATTTAAGAAACCGAAAACTTCTTCTAAAGCAATGTTCTTTTCAGCTACGTATCTAAAGTAGGAGTACGGCATTAAAATAAAAATTTCATTTGCTTTCGAAGGATTCCAATTGAATCCTACTTCGTTAAAGTGACGTTCATCTGTAAAATCCAAGAAATTAAAAGATCTTGAAACCCAAAAGTTCTGTGCTTGAGTAGCAGCAGGCTTGCAAATTAATCTTACGAGAATATGACTTGAAAAATATTGAAAAGGTTTCATGTAATATTTTGTACGTTGAGAAAGTATAGGAGGTGATGAAATTCGAGCACTTCCAGTAACAGAATCGCTGAAATATCTATCTGACCAATTAAAACCCTGTTGCGGTAAATCAACAGAGGGCAGATAGTCTACCTTCGTACTTAAACCAATATCATCATCAGCTAAGATGATAACAGGTTTAACACCAGAAGGAGTTAATAAGTTACGCACAAATCGAGCATTCGAAATCCCAGGATATAGAACGGTATCTATACCTTGCGACGAAAGAATTGATTCAGAAGTTTTAATTAATTGAGAATGTGGTTGAATCCACTTTGAATT